GAAATGAGCAAAATGATTAACTCAATTTTACTAGTGGATGATGAGGATTTGTTCCACTTAGTATTTGAAGATGCGTGTAGTATCTTAGATATAACTCTATCATTAGAAGCACTTAACTCATCTGATGAGGCGGATAGAATGTTTAAAGAGTGGTTTCCAGATGACCCAAACCATGAAAGGCCCGAATGTGTATTCGTTGATTTGAATATCATTGGTTCATCATTTGATGGTATTGAATTGATTCATAAAATTAATACTGATTATGGTAATGGGTGTGTTATAGGTATCATATCATCATCAGATGATACTCAAGAGATTGAAAAAGCTAAGGCAGCTGGAGCTCAATTTTGGTTAGTAAAATCAGATGATATCGAACCACGATTAGAAGAATTTAGAAAAGATTACGGTGGGTATTTAGATAAAACAAATCCGTTTAAAGTATATAAATGATAAAAAAATTAGGACATATCTTAACATACCACGATTCAGAACCAACTGAGGTTCTGCAAGGATTGATATGGTTTATATTTGCACCCATCGTATTAGAAGCGGAGTTCTTTCCTAATTTATGGTATGTTGCAGTTATTAGTATGTTACTTGGATTAGGTACATTACACTCGGTTGTTTACAGTAGTTTAGAACGGAGAAGGTTATTTGGATATGGATATGGTTTAATGGCAATTATATTTGTTGTAATACATTTTACAGCAGATGTTAATTGGACTCCTATGAATTGGGGCTGGGTTGTAATAGCAATCAGTGCATTAAGTAACATTAGAAGAATCACCCAAAAAATTGAATCAAAAAAGAGTGATAGAGGAAAACAAGACATCACTAAGATGTATAGAGAAGATTTAGAAGAGAAGATTGAAAAACTCCAAAAAGAGAATTTTGATATGAGATTGGAACAAATCAAATTGAAAGAGTTAATAGATGAAAAGTAAGTTATGGATGCAACGAAGATATGTAAAGATGAATTACTAAAATTAGCTAAAGAAAAGAAGATATACTTAGAAGGTAATATCTTAAAAGTTTTAAAAGCCGAAAGTAATGATACTGAATTTGTAGAATATTTAAAGACTTGTAAACAACGAGATGTAGACTCTCGTAAAAAGAGATTGAACGTAACCAAACAGGTTCAGAAACAAAACAAAGAATTAGAATCTGCTGCAAAAGAAAACGTTAGAGTAAACAAACAATTAGAAAAGGCATTAGGTGAAGCAATATCATCAGCTGAACTAGCTACTAAATCCAAAGAAGAAGCTGAAACTGCTAAGGAAGAAGCTGAACAAGCAAAGGAACTAGCACAAACCGATTTAACATTACTTCAAAAGAAAACTCAAACAGAATTGATGAGTAATATTGTAAAAGTTGCTCTTTGGGTTATTATGGGTGTTGGTTTAATCACAACGGCATTATATGTGTTTGTACTGCTCTTTGGACATGATTCAAAAATCATAGAATCAACTTGGTCAAATCTATTTGGTATCTTACTAACAAATTCATTCAGTATCATAGGTACTATTATGGGTGTTAAGCATGCGACTAGTGGTGATAAAAAATAATTTAATACTTATATATGATGTATACGTGGAATCAATATAAAAGGTTAAACGAAAACCGAAACTTAAATGAAAATGTGGTACAAAAAAAGTATCAGATTTATTTAGGTAAATTGGAGTTAGAAGAATTTCTAAGAAATCCAATTGGTGGTAGCTCACTTCCGTATCTTTTACAAGAAGATGGATTCTACTTATTACAAGAAGATGGTTCAAAAGTATATTTATAAGGTGAAAAAAATGGGATACGATAAAAGAATATCAGAATTACCAGCAGCAGGTTCGTTGGATGGAACAGAACTTTTTGCAGTAGTACAAGGGGGTGTTACTAAATACACAACATCCCAAAATATTAATTACGTTACTTCTAACAATTATGGATTATTCAACCAAACAGGTTCTTCCGTACCTATATCTGGAAGTGTTGTAGAAGAAAATCTGATTGGCGGTGGAGTAGGAACACTTTCAGTTCCAGCAAATGGATTTAAACAAGGTGATGCATTTCATGCGATACTTACAGGATTATGTACTTTCCACAATGGTGATGAATTAGATATTAGAGTTAAATCAGATGGTGTTACATTGGCCGAAACTGGAACATTGACTCTTGCGAGTGCAACTAATAAAAGATGGAAATTAGAAATGTTCTTTTCAATTAACCAAATTGGTGAAACTGGTACAGCCGAAATTGTATCATCCGGCACATTTATGTATAGCGAAGACCAAGCAGGTAAATTTAATGGTACTAACTTTAGCTTTATAAATTCATCATCATTTGATACAACAATTGATAATACTTTAGTAATAACATCACAATTTGATGATATTAATTGCTTTATTCAATCAAAAATTTTCACATTAACGAAAACATTTTAATATTTATAAGTATGATACGAGAATATAGCTGGCAAGATTGGATTTAGATTGTCCTGTAGATTTAGATGAACTACAAGAAGCAATAGATGAACTGAAGAAAGCTTCACAATTTTAAAAAAATAATGAGTGAATTAGAAAAGTTCACTATACTTATAACAAACAAAAAGGAGTTACGGATATGAAATGGATTTGGAGAAAAATTATGGCATTTGGTAATATATTCAAAGATAACAATGATATCAATGAGAAGAACGTAATAGGGTTTATGTCATTTGCAGTAATGACTATATTCGCAGTAGTAGACTTAACTACTGGTTACTTCGGAAAAGACTTAGTAATTAACGAATTCATATATAATTCATTTGTGTGGATTACTTTAGGATGTTTCGGCATCGCAGGGATTGAGAAATTCGCAAAGAAGTAACAATTTATTACAAATCAGAAAAATGATTATAGCGGAAGAAAAAATGATATTACTCAAAAGCACCCCATTGATGATAGGGTTAGGATTGACATCAGTATGTACTTTCATAACAACGTATCTTATGGATTTAACGATGGGGAACTCAGAGCAATATATGGCAGTTCTCTTAGTATTAACATTAGATGGTTTCTTTGGTATTCTTGGTGGTATGAAAAGAGAGGGGTTCAAAACCTACAAAGCTCTTAAAGTACTAAAAAACATATTCGCTTGGGAATTAATCCTAACTGTAGTATTATCTATAGAATTAGGATTTGATGGTACTGCATGGTTATCAGAAACAATATTAGCTCCCTTTATGGTTTTCCAAATGATATCAGCTCTCAAAAACGCATCAATGGCGGGATTCATTAAGAACGAACTTCTAAACGAAATCTTAGATAGAATTGATTCTCACAAAGGAAAACGCTCCAAATAACCTTTATTCCAAATAATTACATATTTATAATCGTATGAACAATATAAGACAATATGGTTGGAAAGATTGGATTCGCAATCCTCAGAACAAATCCCTATACGAAAAGGATATGAATGAGGGGTTACGTCAATTCAAAATTGAACAACTCAGAAGAGATAGAATAGCTCAAGCAGCTGCGATTCAACAAAGAGGATATTAATGGAAAAGATAGAAAAATTAGTTAATCTTCTTGAAAAGAAGTATGGTAATAAGAATATTACTGAGAGTAGTAAAAGCAAGATTAGAACAATAGTACGTGAAGAGATAGCAAGGGTCATAGAATCCCTTGAAGAAGCTAATGATTCAGAAAGCCCGATGATATCTAAAAAATAGATATTGATGATTGGGTTAAATGAAACTAAATCTTACAGAAGAAAATCTAATAGTGATTTATAACTAACAGAAATACGAATAGGAATATGCCTTTATACAACAGAAAAGATATGCCACAGGTCAATACTCAAAAATTGGGTAAGGCTATTGATATGGTCAAATCTAAAGTAAAGGTAAAAAAGACTAGGATACTTGCTAAAAAGTTAAAAGAATCTCAAGTAGAACTCATACCTAAAAAAGTAAAGGGTATAGCTGCAAAATATGATAAACCAACGGATATGAAACCTTTAATCATATCTAAGGA